CACGGCATCACCATCATGCCCGGCCCCTTTCGCCAGCAGCACGCCGACCTCGTACGCATGGCTCGCGAGGAGGAGTGCAGGCAGATCGTGGCTTGGCTCCGCAGCCTTCCCGTCCCGCTTACAGATGACGTTGCCACGGCCATCGAAGCCGGGGAGCACTTGAAACCAGCCGCTTGACAGGCCCAGCGGGCGCCCTGTAGGCACCACACCGAAGGAGACACACCGTGACTGACGAAGAGACCATCGACCTCCTGCACAAGGTGGACACCCTGCGCGCCGAGCTGCGCCGCCTTGAGCCGATCCTGCACAAGGCCTGTGTGGAGTACGGCAAGCGCCGTGGCTGCACCGGCTTCCGCGACTTCCACGTGCGCAACGAGATCAAGCGGGTGGCGGCATGAGCGGCATCGAGACAGCCATCGTCAAGGCGGGCGACCGCCGCACCTTCGCCCTCAGTCTGAACCCGCCCGTCACGGTGCAGGCCGTCGGCCAGTGGGTCAAGCGCGGCTGGGTGCCGCCGCAGCGCGCGCTGGAGATCGAGGCCAAGTACGGCGTGGACCGCGCGCACCTCGTCAAGCCCACCCTCGTCGCCCTCGTCGGCGAACCGGCTTGACGCAATGACCGCAGTACATCGCATATCGCCCGCGATCCGGTCCATGCACGTCCCGGCACCCTTGCGTGACCTGCCGCTCTGGCTGGTGTGGGACTTCGAGCAATTTGAGGGGGAGGAGAAGCCCCGTAAAATCCCGATGTACGCCATGGGCGGTCGCCGCTACGGCCAGCAAGGAAGCCCCGCCGACCGCAACAAGCTGACCACGTTCGCCATCGCGCGCGACGCCGCAGCCAAGCGCAATCTGGCGGGCGTAGGCTTCGCACTGATGCCCGACGCCGGGGTAATTGCTCTGGATTTCGACGCATGCGTTCGCGACGGCGTCGTTGACCCGCAAGTACTCGATCTGGTGCTTGGCACATACGCGGAGTACTCGCCCAGCGGGACCGGCGTGCGTGCGTTCTATTGGGGCGCGGCCGACCTGCTGGGCGACAAGAAGTCCTACGCCACGCCCGACCAGTTCGGGGCGGAGGTTTTCTCCACGAGTGGTTTTGTGACTTGCACCGGATGGATGCTCGACCACGTCGAACTGATGGGTGAAGGCGATCTGATCGCCCCGCTGCCGAAGCGCGTCATCGACTTCTGCGCATCCCGCTTCGGCCCCAAGCGCGCGGCCGAGATCAGCGACGACTTCACCGCCGGGCACGAGAAGCCCCTCGGCTTGAGCCAGCCCCTTATGGAGCGCATCCTCGGGCACATCAGCGCCGACATCGGCCGGGACGAGTGGATCAGGGTCGGCATGGCCCTGCACCACGAGTGCCAAGGAGACGACACAGGCTTCGACCTGTGGGACACGTGGTCCGCCGACGGCGCGACCTACCCCGGCACCGACGGCCTGCGCACGCAGTGGGACAGCTTCGACCGCCGCGTCGGGCGCGGCCACAAGCAGACGACAATGGCCAGCGTGATCCAGATGGCCAAGAGGACCGGCTACGTCCACACGCGCCCCGATAACGCGAGCAGCCCCGAAGAGGTGATGGCCCGGGCCGAGGCCATCGCCGCTGCACCGCGTGCCGAGAGAGGCCGCTTTGGACCGATACCGATTTACGAGCTGTCGCTGCAGCCCCCCGGCGACTGGCTGATCAAGACCGTCTTGCCCGACGGCGACCTGATCGTCCTGTTCGGAGCCTCCGGCAGCGGCAAGACGTTCGTCGCCCTCGACATGGCCTTCCACATCGCGCAGGGCCTCCCGTGGCGCGGCAACCGGGTAAAGCAGGGCAAGGTGGTCATCATCGCCGCCGAGGGCGCGGGCGGCCTCAACAAGCGTGCCAAGGCCTACGCGCAGCACCACGGCATCGACCTGCGCGACGTGGATATCCAGATCATCAGCGCCGCGCCCAACTTCCTCGCCGAGGAGGACATCGCCGAGGTGCTGGCCGAGATCAAGGCACTCGAAGACGTGGCCCTCGTCGTGGTCGATACCCTCGCGCAGGTGACGCCCGGAGCGAACGAGAACGGCGCGGAGGACATGGGCCGCGCACTGGCCAACCTGCGCCTGATCCGCGAGATGACCGGGGCCACCGTCATGGTTATCCACCACGCAGGCAAGGACGCCAGCAAGGGCTCGCGTGGCTGGTCGGGCATCAAGGCCGCCGCCGACGCGCAGATCGAGGTGCTGCGCCACGAGAACGGCCAGCGCGAAATCCACATCGAGAAGATGAAGGACGGCGAGGACGGCATACGCTTCGGCTTCAAGCTGGAGACCATCGAACTTGGTACGGACAAGGACGGAGACAAGCTCACGTCCTGCGTGGCCGTGGAGGCCGATCTGCCCGTGGCCAAGGTGGAGGACAAGCCCGGCCGGGGCGTCGTGCGCTACGGTGCCAACGAGCGTCACGTGCTGGAGGTGATCGAGAGCGAGTACGCCGCCGTGGAGAGCGTCAGCGAGGCGCTGTTTGTTGCGCGTTGTGCCGAGCTGCTGCCCAAGCCAGATGCAGGGAAGCGCGACCAGCGCCTGTTCTTGATGCGCCGCGCCGTGCAGTCTCTGCTCAAGCGCAAGGACGGCCCGCTGGCCGTCGAGCATGGTCGTGTAATTTTTTGCACGTAGGGGGTTGACGGGCCAAGCGGGTGCTTTATATGGGGTTCATCAGCAACGAAGGAGTACCCCAATGGCAACTGCACCCGTCACCGACTTTTCGTCCGCCATCGTTGATCGCCTCGGCGACATCAAGGCACAGATCGCCGACCTCAAGAAGATCGAGGCCGACCTCGTACAGCGTCTGATCGACAGCGAGCAGGACGCCATCGACGGCCGCTTCTTCCGCGCCACCGTTTCGCAGGTGGCCGAGCGCCACTCGCTCGACGCCAAGGCCGCCGAGGCCAAGCTGCGCGATCTGGGCGTGGACGGCCGCTGGTTCTCCAAGAACCAGAAGACCACCAAGGGCTACACGACCGTCAAGGTCGTGGCGCGGAAGGCCTGAGCGATGCGCTGCAACGTCCTCGCCGCCGAGTTCACCAAGGGAGGGGCTGCGCGCCCCTCCACACTGGACCTGAACCGCATCATCGACGGCCGCCGCACGCGGCTGATCAGCTTCAACGTCGCGACCAAGCGCGAGGCGCGCCAGATCGCGAAGCAGTACGGCGCCACGCCGTGGAACTTCTGAAGGAGAGACTAATGGACAGGGACTACTGGCGCAGCGAGCCGACTGCGCGTCTGCTTGAGGAGGCGCGCACCAAGGGCTGCGAGCTGTGCATCGCTCTGGGCGAGCGGTTGGAGGACGCCGACGACGAACTCGCGGAAGGCAGGGACGGACGCGAGTACTTCGAGGACAAAATCGGCCGCGAGATCAGCAGGCTGCTCGACCAGATCGAGGAGCTGGAGCTGATGCTCGGCCAGCGCGAAGACCGCATCGAAGAACTGGAAGCACAACTGAAAGGGAAGAAATGATCAAGATCGAAGTGACCGGCGCCAGCATCGCCGAAGTGGCCGACAAGCTGCTCGCCATCGGCGGCAGTCTGAAGGGGCCGCCCGCCACGTTCATGCATGAGTACAAGCACCAGACGGTGGCTCTGCCCACCATCATCGACCCCATCATGCCGGAGGTCGCCGACATGGCAGCCGCCCCGGAGCCGAGTGCTGGTCCTGCCGCGCCCGAACCCGCCGCCGCGACTACCGAGGCTGGGCCGAATGCTATGCCTGCGACGGTATCCCCTTCTGAGGCACCCGCTATTGACGCGGCCGCCATCCGCGACCTCGTCCTGCGCGTGGTCAAGGTGAAGGGCCGCGAGGCCATGGTGGCTGTGCTCGACACCTTCGGAGCCGCCAAGGCCTCGGACGTGCCCGCAGAGCAGGTGCCCGAGCTGGTGGCCGCGCTGGAGGCGCTCCTCTGATGGCCGCACACGCAAAGCTCAGCCCCAGCGGTGCCCACCGCTGGATGGCTTGCCCGGGTAGCGTCGTCCTTGAGGCGGCCTACCCCAACGACAGCAGCCCCTACGCCGCCGAGGGCACGTGCGCGCACGATCTGGCCGCGTCGGTCCTGACCGACCCGGAGTTCGTCATCCCCGTCGGCGAGACCAAGCTCGTGGACGGCTACGCGATCAAGGTGACGCAGGACATGGCGGACCACGTCATGGACTACTGCAGGCTGGTCTGGGAGCGCTCGGAGGGCAAGACGCTGCTCGTCGAGCAATCCGTGCCCATCGGCCACCTGACCGGCGAGGAGGGTGCCACCGGCACCAGCGACGCCATCATCATCGACTACGATCAGGAGGCCATCGAGGTCATCGACCTGAAGTACGGCGCGGGCGTCAAGGTCTACGCCGAGGACAACCACCAGATGCAGATGTACGCCCTCGGGGCGCTGCACGAGCACTCGCTTATCTCCGACTTCTCGTGGGCGACCATGGTGATCCACCAGCCGCGCATGAACCACGTCGCGGAGTGGCACATCTCCACGGCGGAGCTTGAGCGTTTTGCGGAGCAGGTGTGCATTTCCAGCCAATATGTGGAGGCGGGGCATAACAGCGCGTACGAGACGCACGAGCGTGGCTGGACCGACCAGTATCTCATCCCCGGCGAGAAGCAGTGCCGCTTCTGCAAGGCCAAGGCCACGTGCCCTGCCCTGCGCGAGGAGGTGATGTCCATCGCGGGCCCGGCCACGGCGCACGACTTTGCCGAGTTCGTGCCAGACGTGCCCAACGCCGAGACGGGGGACAACTACCTGTCCATGGCCATGGGCAAGGTTGATCTGGTCGAGGCATGGTGCAAGGCTGTGCGCGCCGAGACCGAGCGCCGCCTGCTGGCGGGCGAGGCCGTGGACGGCTGGAAGCTCGTGGAGGGGCGCAAGGGCAACCGCGCGTGGGCCAACGAGGAGGCCGTGGAGGAGATGTTCAAGCGCTCGTTCCGCCTGCGCGACGACGAGATGTACACCAAGAAACTGATCAGTCCGACGGCGGCCGAGAAGCTGCTCAAGGAGACCCCCAAGCGCTTGAAGCGGGCCATGGACCTGACGACGCGCGCGGAGGGCAAGCCATCTGTCGCCCCGGCGGCCGATAGGCGGCCAGCACTGGCCGTCAACGTAACGACCGTCGAAGACTTCGCCGGTCTCGTAAACTCTGAAACCTGAAGGAAATTAGAATGGAACCTGCAAAAAACATTACACTGATGCTTCGCAGCAAGCGTCTGGCCTTTCCTGACCTCGCGCAGGCGCGGTCGATTAAGGGCGGCAAGCCCGTGTATGGGTGCCGTATCATCATCGACCCCACTGACCCCGACGTGGCGGTTATCGACGAAGCCATCAAGGCTGTAGCCGCATACACGTTTGGCAAAACGGCAGAAGGCTCGCTGAAGACCATTATCACCAAGGGTCGTTCGGCGTTCAACAAGGAAGACTACACCAACAGCGCGGGCGAGGTATACTCGGGCTTCGAGGGTAAGTTCAGCCTCGGCGCGAGCGCGCCGGAGTTTGACAAGAAGGGTAGGAGCAAGAAGCCGCTGCTGCTCGACAAGTTCGGCCAAGAGATTGAGCCGGACAAGCAGGCAGCAACGCTCTACGCGGGTTGCTACGCGCATTTCAAGGTCGAGGTTTACGTGCTGCTCCGTGATGACGGGAACCGCATTTCTTGCGAGGTGCAGGGCGTCATGTTTGCCGACGACGGTGAGCGTTTCGTCAATACTACCCCCCGCACTTCGGTGGCAGACTTTTCCCAGTTCGCGGCGCCGCTGCCCGACGCGGAAGACCTGTTCTAATGGCGGGCCTCGGCCACAACGGAGACGCGGACGACCGCCTCCGGCTCCTGATCGAGCGCATCGAGCGTCTTGAGGAGGAGAAGAAGGGCATCGCGGACGACATCAAGGACGTGTACCTTGAGGCACGCTCCGTCGGCTACGACGCCAAAATCATGCGTCAGATCGTGCGGCTCAGGAAGATGCAGCCTGATGACCGCCGCGAGATGGAGGCGGTCCTCGACACGTACAAGCGGGCACTTGGCCTCGACCTCGTGTGAGGCTATAACAGGGGCGCGGGCGGTGGATGGAAGCTGCCGCCCGCGCCCTCCTTTCAGGCGGGCCGTGCTGCGCGTTGGGTCTCCCCTTCGTTGCTGATAACTTCGCGGCACGGCCCACCTGAACGGAGGGCACCATGCGGTACAAAGACACCGAGCAGGCCATAGAGGCCGAGCTGTCACGACACACCAACATCCAGTACTGCATCGAGCGCGGCGGCAAGCACCCGCGCGTCGTGATCTCCTGCGGAGGCAGGCGACGCAAGGTGCCGTTCAGCGGCACCCCCAGCGACCACCGCGCCTTACTCAACAAGATCGCCGACATCCGGCGCACCGTACGCGAGGTCACGTCGTGAACACGCTCTTCCTCGACACGGAGACCTTCAGCGAGGTGCCCATCACGCACGGCACGCACGCATACGCCGAGGGCGCCGAAGTCATGCTCGTGCCGTGGGCGTGGGACGACGAGCCGGTCACCGTGTGGGACACGCAGGACGTGCCAGACTGGCGCGACAGCCTGATCGCCATGATCGACTACGCCGACGAGGTGGTGCTGCACAACAGCCACTTCGACCGCACCGTGCTGCGCCACTGCGGCGTAAATATTCCTGTGGATAAAATTACGGACACCATGGTGCTGGCCCTGCAGCACAGCCTGCCCGCCTCGCTGGGCATGCTCTGCGACGTGCTTGGCGTGCCGCAGGACAAGGCTAAAGACAAGGCGGGCAAGAAGCTGATACAACTGCTCACCAAACCCCGGCCGAAGAACGTGAAGCTGCGCCGGGCCACGCGGGAGACGCACCCAGATGAGTGGGCATCCTTCATCGAATACGCCCGCCTCGATGTGGACGCGATGCGAGACGTATATCGACGCCTGCCAAGATGGAATTGTGGTGATCGTGAGCGGAACCTATGGCTGGCAGACCAAAGAATTAATGACTTTGGCACCTGTTGCGACCGAGACCTCGCACGATCTGCTCTCCGAGCTTTTGAACGAACTTCACGAGCTTTGGCCACTCGTACCGCCAAGCTCACGGGCGGCGCCGTAGCCAGCCTGACGCAGCGCCAGAAGTTGCTGGACTACCTCGCTGTACACCATAACTTTGCCCCGGAAGACATGACCAAGGGCACCGTATCTGGCTTGTTGAACAGCGAGCTTGACCCGAGGGTACGTGAGCTGTTGGAGATAAGGCAGCAAGCCTCGGCCACGTCCCCGGCCAAGTACAAGGTGGTTCTGGACGCCGCGTCGCCGGATGGTAGGCTGCGTGGTTCTTTGCAGTTTTGCGGGGCAGCTAGGACCGGAAGATGGGGTGGCAGGCTTTTTCAGCCCCAAAATCTACCAAGGCCAACGCTGGAGCCCAAAGAAATTGAGCAAGGCATCGCGGCGATGAAACTCAACTGCGAGGATTTGCTTTTCGGGAACGTGACCGAACTTTGCTCCTCAGCGGTACGAGGGTGCCTCGTGGCGTCGCCCGGTAACAAATTGGTCGTGGCTGACCTATCCAATATTGAGGGGCGTGTATTGGCGTGGTTGGCCGGTGAGGATTGGAAGATTGATGCGTTCAGGGCCTTCGACGCAGGTACAGGGCACGACCTTTACGTAGTCGCGTATGCGAAGGCGTTTGATGTCGATCCCGATGTCGTCGTCGAAAATAAGAAATACGGCGACGGTTCGATGCGTCAATACGGAAAAACGATGGAATTGGCTTGTGGTTTTGGGGGGTCTGTTGGGGCGTACCGGAAGATGGGGGGATCCGCAGTAGACGCCATGACTGACGATGAAATACACGTATTGGTGCGAGCTTGGCGTAATGCCCACAAAAACGTCGTTGCATTCTGGCATGACGTGGAGCGTGCTACGCGCTTAGCAATCAACAGTCCAGAAGGCGTCTTTGAGGCGCGCGGAATGTTTTTCGACATGAAGACGGGTTGGCTCCGCATAAAACTGAGATCAGGCCGGTATCTGAGCTACCCCAATGCGCGCATTGAAGACGGCGCGATTTTGTACGACGGGGTCAACCAGTACACTCGCAAGTGGGAGGCGCTTGATACCTACTACGGCAAACTGGTCGAAAACATCGTGCAAGCCACCGCTCGCGACGTTTTCGCCTCGGGGTTGCTTGCCGCTCAAGCCGCCGGGTACGAGGTCTGCCTCCACGTACACGACGAGCTGATTTGCGACGTTCCCGACACCGAAGACTATAGCGCGGAACATCTTTCTGCGTTAATGTCCGCCAATCTTCCGTGGACGATGGGGCTTCCGTTGGCCGCAGCCGGGTTTGAGACGTACAGATACCGAAAGGACTGAGTGTGGAGTTGGCGTTTTTGCGGGACTGTTTGTGCTATGACCGCGACACAGGAGAGTTTCGCTGGCTCTCACGGCCCGAAAAACATTTCGCCAGTCAGCGCGCTGCCCGCGCTTGGAACAGCAAATACGCAGGAACTCGGGCGGGAACCATAGGGCCGGACAGGCGTGTCAGCATTCATCTCTCGCATCGCCTTTTGAAGGCGCACCGTTTGGCGTGGCTGTTTGAGACTGGCCGATGGCCTGATCAGCAGATCGACCACATCAATGGAAATCCCGGTGACAACCGAATCGAAAATCTGCGGGAGGCTACCAACACGCAGAACCAGTACAATCGCGGCGCGAACAAGAACAACACCTCGGGCCACAAAGGTGTTTGCTGGGACAAGCCTCGTGGGAAATGGCGTGCTCAAATAGTGCTTGACCGGAAATCCGTGTTTTTGGGCCACTACGAGACTGCTGAAGCCGCAGGCGAAGCGTACAGGCGGGCCGCTGAAAAGGCCCACGGAGCCTTCGCGCAGTGACCCCCGCCGGTAGGCTGCAGGACCACCTCAAGCACGTCGTGCAGAAGAGCGGCGGCCAGTACCGCAAGGTGCGCTGGGAGGGCCGCAGCGGCTGCCCTGACTGCTTCATCTGGTGGACGTGGCCGCGCGCCGCCTTCGTGGAGATCAAGGCCGAGGGCGACCGCCTGCGCAAGCTGCAGGTGCGCGAGATCGAGCGCATGGAGGCCGACGGCGTCCCGGTCTTCATCGCGCGCTCCATTGAGGACATCGACGAGATTGTGGCGCACATAAGGGGTTGACGGGGTAAACCGCATGCTTTACCAGTGCGTCATCAGCAACGGAGACCTACCATGTGCAACCTGTCCAACTGCTCGCATGACGCCCTGAACGACGACCTCGGCGATATCTTCGGCGGCGTCGTGTACGACGGCCCGGCCCCAGTTGCCTTCGCCAAGGCCGCCCTGTCCAACGCCACCTCGGTCATCACGTACGAGGAAGACTGCGACAAGTGCAACGGCACCGGCCGCTTCGTGGGCTACACCGGCCGCGTCCTCGGCAACTGCTTCACCTGCAAGGGCAAGGGCACGCGCCAGTACAAGACCAGCAGCGAGCAGCGCGCCAAGGCCCGCGACGCGGCTGCTGCCAAGCGCGCCACCGAGGCCGCCAACAGCGCGCTGGCCGCCATCGCGTGGCTGGAGGCCAACCCGGTCGAGGGCGAGTGGCTGCGCGAGGGCGTCGCTCGCGGCTTCGAGTTCGCCGTCTCGATGCGCGACGCGCTGGTCAAGTACGGCTCCTTCACCGAGCGTCAGGAGGCCGCCGTGCGCAGCGCCGCTGCCAAGTCCGCCGCGCGCAAGGCGCAGTGGGCTGCCGAGAAGGCCGAGCGCGAGGCCGGTGCCGCCGTCCTGAGCATGGACAAAATCCGCTCGGGCTTCGAGAGCGCCGTGCGCTACCTCAAGCGCCCCAAGCTGCGCATCGCCAACGTGCAGTTCTCGCTGGCCCCGGCCACGGCCCGCAACGGCGGATGCATCTACGTGGTGCGCGCCGAGGACGACACGTACCTCGGCAAGATCACGCCGGAGGACAAGTTCCTCCGCTCGCGCGACTGCACCGACGCAGACGCCGAGGTGGTCGCCCGCGTGGCTTCCGATCCGGCTGCCGCCGCCGAGGCGCACGGTCACGAGTTCGGCCAGTGCTCGTGCTGCGGCCGAGAGCTGACCAACCCCGAGAGCGTCGCTCGCGGCATCGGCCCCATCTGCGCAGACAGGTGGGGCTGGTGAGCCGCACCTTCACCCCGCACGACTACCAGCAGGAGGCGATGGAGTGGCTGTACGAGCATCCTCGTACGGCCCTCTGGATGCCCATGGGGGGCGGCAAGACCGTCACCACCCTGACGGCTCTGGACGCCCTCGATCTGGTCGAGGGGGCCTACCCCGTGCTGGTGCTGGCACCCAAGCGCGTGGCCATCACCACGTGGCCGGACGAGGTGGCCAAGTGGGGTCACCTGCGCCGCCTGCGCGTCGTCTCCATCACCGGCACGCCCAAGCAGCGTAAGGCGGCGCTTGACACCCCGGCGGACATCTACACCATGGCCTACGACAACCTCGTCTGGCTGTGCGAGACGCTGGGCGAGGGGTGGCCCTTCGTCACGGTGGTGGCGGACGAGCTGACGCGCCTCAAGAGCTTCCGCATCCGGCAGGGCAGCAAGCGCGCGGCCGCGCTGGGGCGCGTGGCGCACAGCAAGGTGAGGCGCTTCGTCGGCCTCACCGGCACGCCCGGGGCCAACGGCCTGAAAGACCTGTGGGGACAGACGTGGTTCCTCGACAAGGGCGAGAGGCTGGGGCGCACCTTCACGGCCTTCGAGCAGCGCTGGTTCACGCGCGGCTATGACGGCTTCAGCCTGCAGCCCCTGCCACACGCGCAGGAGGAGATACAGGAGCTGCTACGCGACATCTGCCTGACCGTCACCGGCCTGCCCGTGGACGAGCCGATCCGCAACCCGATCTACGTGGACTTGCCGCGCGCCGCGCGCATCCTGTACGACGACATGGAGGAGGAGATGTTCGCCCAGATCGGCGCGGAGGGCGTGGCGGCAGCCAATGCCGCCGTGCGCACCCAGAAGTGCTTGCAGATTGCCAACGGTGCGATCTACATGAATGAGGGCACCGAGTGGGAGACGGTTCACGATGCGAAACTGGAGGCGCTCGACAGCGTCGTTGAAGAGGCCAACGGCGCGCCCGTCCTCGTCGCCTACAACTTCAAGCACGACTTGGAGCGGCTACGGCGTCACTTCCCTCAAGCTCGGACGCTGGACGCTGACCCTCGTACGATCCACGACTGGAACGCCGGGCGGATCGAGGTACTACTCGCTCACCCTGCGTCGGCGGGTCACGGACTGAACCTTGCCGATGGCGGCAACATCTTGGCCTTCTTTTCCTCAAATTGGAGCCTTGAGAATGACATGCAGATCATCGAGCGTATCGGGCCCATGCGCCAGAAGCAGGCGGGATTTAACCGTCCTGTTTTTGTTCACCGTATATTGGCCCGGAACACCGTGGACGACATGGTGCTGGACCGCCTCACATCGAAGAAGACCACGCAGGAAGTCCTGCTTGAGGCAATGAAACGGAGAAAGAAATGAACGACCTGCCCAGCGATAGCGAGCCGCTCTATGAGGTGCCGCCGTATACCCTTGAGGTGATCGAGGAGACGCAACCGCCTGTGCAGGCCCCAGAGCTGCTGGGGCGCGCCGCACGGCACATGCACGACCGCGCCAGCACGTACGACGCGCCCGGCGGTGAGCGGTCGATGGGAAAGGCCGTGACGGCCTTCAACGCCATCACGGGTCACACGCTCAGCGAGAGCGAGGGCTGGCTGCTCCTGCAGGTGCTCAAGGACGTGCGCCTCTTCACGCGCGCGGCCTACCACGCCGACAGCGCCGAGGACTGCATCGCCTACGCGGCGCTCAAGGCCGAGGCGAAGGGGGAGGGGCGGTGACTAGCGAATGTTGCCCGCATGCCGTGCCTTGGGCGCTTCCTTGCTGGGTTTGCGAGCAGCAAGGGAGCGAGGTGCCGAAGGGCGTTTTGGACGCTGCTTCACAGCGAGACCACCACGCGCGTAAGGCTCGTGGCCGTACTTCGCGATGTCCTCAAGATACTTAGAGTTCTTGTCCACCCATTCCTGATCGAAGGGTTGAATGCGCGGGTCTGAGCCGAAGGCTTCTTTGATCTCTTTCGGAGTTCTGGAAAACAAGTACGCTTGCACTTGAACAGGGTCATACCCAGACCCGTGCATCGCCTTGAAATAGTTAGGGAACATAAGTTCGCGCGGAACACTCTGCTCCAAGCCCCCGAAGTAGTCTCCCGTGATGGTCTTCAAGTAGTTAGGGTGATGCCCAACGCCGGGGACACTGCTGCTCGGGGTCTCGCCCGTCAGCCCTGAGATCATGTGGCCAGAAGCACCTTCGGGTGCGTAAAGCAATTCCGGTGTGGTAGCGGCCGCCCGATTAGCGCCAATATCAGGGAACCCCGCAGCCAGTGCATTGGCGCTATCAAGCCCCTGAATGATGGCGGTGCGCTTTGGCATCTGAACGCGAGTTACATCGCTCAGTTGCGCCGCAGCTTCAATGGGGTCTTTCGCAAAGCCCGTAAATGTTTTGGCGAAATCCTCGCCCATGAGAGCTTTTACCCGTTGGTCAAGAACTTTCAGATTTGCCTTAGTGACGCCACCCGCCGCAAGCTGGCGCCCAAGCAGGTCCATCATAGCCGTCGATTGGTCGAGGCCGGTGTTTCCCATGGCGGTATAAACACCGGCCACGGGACCGTTATACATTTTTTCGCCAGCGGCGCGCATGTTGTTGAGCCCGCCGATAACCGCGTCCAAGCTGCCCCATGCATCCCGTCTACCCATAGCAGCTTGCTGTCTAGGGAAGTCTGGGCCGCCCCATGCAGGCGCGATGCCTACTTGCGGCATATCATTGACTTTAGCGATACCCACACCCGCGCGCAGTTTATCGCCAGTGAGAGGAATACCTGCGGCAAACTGACGTGCAATCTCTTCCGGGGACCGGATGACGCGCGGAGCCATATCGACAAAAGGCACAATGTCGGCCTCTACCCGATTTGCTGGAACACTTGCCGCCAGCCCTGAATATCCACGGTTGCTCTGCGCCATGAACGGCTTACGGCCAACAAGGGGGACACCTTGCTGAATGGCAAAGGGGCCACCAAGGCCCGCGCCTTGCGGAAACTGAATATCAACTAGTTCGGGGTGCGGATCAGGGTGCGGTTCCACAGCGGAGTACTTGGTTTTGGTCGCACGCGCGGCTTGCGCACGGGCCTTTTCAGCCGCTGCTTGCCGCTCAGACACTACAAAACTGGTTGGCGCAGTTTTGCGCGCAGCGCGCGCTGCAGCCTGCGCGGCTTCTGCCTCGGCCACGCGCGCAGCCTCTGCCTCGGCCTCGCGGGCCGCCTTCGCCGCTGCAGTCCGGGCCGCCTTCGCCGCAAAATCCGAAATTATGCTCATGCCGCTTTCCTTACCGCGAGGCCTCCGCACTGCATGCAGCCGCACTTCTTTACCGCAAGACCGCCCTGCGCGTAACCCTCGAAGTGCGGAGCTAGGCCATTCCAGTTGAACGTGAGCATAGAGTATGGGTCCGCTTCTGGCGGGAGTGCTTCGCGAGCACGGGCCATACCTTCGTGATACTGTTCCTGCGTGATGAACCGCTGGTCCGGCAACCGCACGAGGTCGGTATTGCGTAGATCGCCCACGTCGCCCCACTTGCCGCTCTTCACGAAGTCCTGCACGAAGGGCAGGTACTCGGGTTGCGGCTTGTGGTTCTTTGGGCCCTTGATCTGGACGATGTCTTGGCCCGTCATCTGGTCTGGGAAATTGACGTTCGCCCAACGGTGCATGTCGCCGATGCCTCCTTCCTCGTGCCGCTGTGCTAGATAGCGGTCAAAGGCCCCCGGCTCCCACTCGTTTAGCTGCTCGCCAGATAGCCAGCCGCCGCGCGGCGATGTCTCAATCGTGACGTGCGGCATGCCCTCCGCATCGCGCAGCGAGAAGATGCGGCTCTGGCCAGACATCACATCGGGGCAGTAGCCGCCGACGCAGTGGCCCATGGTGTCACCCTCGAACTTGAGCGCCCGTTGCAACTCGTCCTGCACGTTGTAGTTAGTCGAGCCTTCGCCTTTGGGTGGTGCCATCTCAACCCAGCGCATACCGCGCGGGTCGTCTGGGTATTCCTTGAACAGATGCGTGACCGGGCTCTCTCGCAGTTGCTGCGCGGCAAGTTTCAAGGTTTCGGCGCGCTTCGCAGCATCCATCCGCTCCATTTCGCGAGCGCGGAACTGGTTGATCTTCCCGACGTGCTCCACAGCTTGCGGGAAGCTCATGCGCTGCAGGCTCTCGGGGCGCACGGCGAGGTCCATCGGCAGACCGCTCTGGCCTACGTCCATGGCGTTGCGCATCTCATCCGTGAAGTGGCTCAGGTCCATCTCGGGTCGGATGCCGTACAGCATGTCCGTGGCGGGTTGCTTGCGAAGCCACGGCGCGGCCTGCATGAGCGCGCCCTGCGCGGTGGGGTCGGCATTGGCGTAGTAGCTCAGGCCGGGGGCCAGTTGCTGCGCGAGGTTGTCCGTATCGCCCGCGAAGTCGGTTGAGAACTGCGGCGGATTGTGCTCCATGCGAATATCGTTCTCATGGCGAGGCACCGTGTAGTAGCCGATGGGGTCTTCGCGCAGGCTGTCATTGACCGTCTGGTGCCACCGTTCGGGCGTCATCTCCGGATCGTAGTGCAAGCCGCGCGCGGCCAGATCGCGCAGCGGGTCGTTCGGCGCGCCGAAGTCCGTCTTGTAGTACTTGGTGAGTGCCTTCTCTAGCCAGTCGCCGAGCTGCCTGCCGTGCTCCGGACTGGTCCCTCCTTCAGGTGTCCAGTCTATGAGGTTCGCGTCGCTGCGCATTTCACGCGCGGCCGCCTCGGGCGACAGATTATACTGCGCTGTGCTGGTAGATTTGTAGTAACTGTTCGCTTGCCTGCGCGCGTCGGCGGGAGTGTCGGCAAACATGCCGGAGCCTTCCCCACTCGGCCGGACTACCTGATAGCGCATGCCTGCGGGCGCGTGCTCACCACGGTCGCGTATCTTAAAGCCCGCCGCCTCCGCGTCGTGCCCGCCAAGCGGTGCGTCAGGGAAGAACTGGCCGCCGCGCGGCTTGGCCGCCAGCGACGGAAGGCCCGGCTTCGGTGCAGGCAGCGCCAGCACCTTGGGCGGCGCGGGCAAGGCGCGCGGCTTTACCCTGACGGCCAAACTGCGCGCTGCGGCCTCCTCGGCGGCCCGTGCTGCTGACTGCGCTGCGGCCTCCTCGGCGGCCCGCGTCTCGGCGCTCTTGGCTGCCTTGGCCGCAAGGCGTGCAAGGTAGGGGATCAGGGCCACAATTTCCTCCTGACGGCCAGTGCCTTGCTGCCAGCGGCGGGAACGGCCACCGCGAGGGGCAGTGCGCTCATGAGGTCTACCGTGTTCTGCGCCTTGGCGGCCTCCGCGTCATCCTTGACGTACGGCTCAAGGCTTTGCGAAGCCTCGCGCAACTGGGCGTAGTCATCCGCGCTCGCGGCCAGTGGAAAGGCGGGGTACAGGGCCGTGTCGAAGGGTATGCCGTACGGGTCGGCCTTGATGGCATCATAGGCCTGCGACAGGAGGCCGCTTACATCTCTCCCAACGGCACTGGGCGTGTGCGACGATACATACGAGCCTGCCGTATGCAGAGCGCCGGGGATGGCCTGCAGGGCGGTTGGCGCGGCGTGCGCCACGGCGCGAACGACAGCGCCCGGGTTGTACGTTACCGCGCTCAGGTGCGTGGGCATCTGCACCTCCTCGGGCGCGCGTGATCCGACACCGCCCGCGCGGCGGAAGCGGTTCTCATTCGAACGGACGCCCGCCTCGACCACATTGCGCATACTGCCCACGCCGGAGAGATTGCGCCGAATGCGCTCGGCCTCCTGCGGGCTGTACCCGGCGATGTGCTGCGCCACCCACGCGGCGGAGTTGGCGGGCGTCACTCCGTACTGCGCGGCCAGATCGGCAGCGCCGCCGACGATGTCGTTGCTGCGACGGCTGACCGCCATCAGCAGATCATCAAGCCACGAGGTTTGCTTGGCGGCCACTACTCGTTCCCGACGGGGTAAGCCAGCCCCGTGCTCTGGTTAAGGCTCTGGTCCGTACCCTGCTCGGCGGACTGGTCCTCCGGCGGCAGATCGACCACGGGCGGCATGATGCCGCTCGGCAGCGGCAACTGCGCAAAGCCGCCAGACACGGCGGGCGGCGCGTAGCGCGGGGTGGGGTTGACGAAGTTCCGCGCGACAGTGGCGCCTGCGGCAGGGGCGTAGCGCAGGAGCGCATCCGTCAGCCAATTGCCGCCGCCGGTCTGCAGGAGACGCTTGCGCGCCGCGTTCTGCGCGGTTTTGGTGTAGGCTGCAGCCGGGCCACCGGCCAGCGCGGTGAGGAGGGCCGTATCGCGCAGGGCATTGGCCGCATAGTCGCCGCTGTGGTCGTTTTCGTCGCGCGCCAGATACCGCACGCCCAGATCGGCAAGGCCGAGGCCAGCAACGGTGGCGGGCGCGGTCATGCCGGTCTTTCCGGGCATGCCGAGGCGCATGCCTTCCTTGGCGATGTCGAGCATGGGGATAGGCTCGCCAGCGGCAGTCTGGTTGCGCGCGAGGGCTCCCTTGCCCTCAAAGTCTTTGGCACTGCTTTCTGCGTTCTTCAGCAGGGTCTTCGGAGTGAACACGCCACCCTCGCCCTGATGCGCGTTTACGCTGTCAACGACGACGCTGACCTTGCGGTTTGCGGCGTTGGCCTTGCGGAGGAGGGCCAGATTATCCTTGAAGCCGTTCTCTGCAAGGTGCTCCTCGACAGTCTTCTGCATGCCGTCGGTGGCTGGCTTGATGTTCTGCTTCCAGCCCGGTTCGCCCCGGAAGCCCGACGCGGTGTTGCGCACTTCCTGCAGAAGCTGCTGGACATCCTCGCCGTTGAGTTCCGTCTTCTCAAGGATCGGCTGGATCGCGTTCCGCAGGGTCTTGCCTGCGGCGGGCGCGGTCTTGTCAAGCTGGACGAGGAAACCGTCGATCTTGTCCCTGATCTGCGGAACCTGTACGTCGTGCAGGGCCGCCGTGTAGGCACCGTTCACCGCATCAAGCGCAGTAGCCGCGCCCTCGTGGCCAATGGCGCGGCCTGTAGTGGCACCGATGTCCTCAAGCGCGTGATTAAGCGCGGCGCTGTTGAAGCCCTTCAGGGCCTCGTTCTGCCGCGCGCGCAGCGGAGCCCCCGCAAACGGGATTTTGGCAATGGTCGGCTCGATGTACTTGGACGTGAGGCCGCCCAAAATGTCGCCCGCCGTCGTGGGCACGCCGTACTTGGTCATGAGCGGAAGCGGCACGTTGCCGACACCCTTGATGAAGGGCGCGACCGCCTCGCCCGCCTTGCCGAAGGCGGCGTTTGTAGCGGCACCGACAGCGGCACCGGACACCGGGGCCTCGGGATGCTCATTAGCGCCCGAGTACGCGCCCTGCACGACGTTTGCGGTGAACGGGTTCATCCCCGCGCGTGCGCCAAGCGAAGTCAGGAGAACCGCATCGGCCAGCTTGCCGCCCGTAGCCCATTCGGGGTGCTTCTGCTGCAGCGCGGCCAGCTTGGCGCGCGTATCTTCGTTGAAGATAAGACCCACACCAGACTGCGCGGCGCCCGCCAGCGCGGCCTTCAAGCGGCTGCCAATCGGGTCTGCGGCGGCGTCTGCAGTTTCCTTCTCAAATGCCGTCGCGGCGGCGTTCACTGGAGGGATTTGCAGGTTCGCGGAAACACCGCGCTTGGCCATGTCGTTGAGGGTCGCGGCCTCCTTCTCGTACTCCGCCCGCTTAGCCGGATCGAGAGGGCCAAAGTTGTACTGCTTGTCGAGCTGGGCGCGGAAATCGGCGTAGGCCTTGGGATCAAGGTCGCCGTAGTTCTTTGCGACGTAGCCCTCGAATGCCTGCTGCATCGCAGGCGGGATCGGCAGCGACTTGGTTTCGGAGCCCGCCGCGAGCAGGCCCGGGGTCTCCGTGGGCTTGCTGTACAGCGGAGCCGATACGGCAGGCGAGCGCGGCTGGCCGGGCTCCGTGATGCCGTACGCCGTCATGGCGCGCAGGCGTGTCTGGGGGTCTTGGCTTGCCAGTGCATCACTAGCGCCGTTCTCGCGGGCGTAGGCGGTGCGGACGGCATTTTCGATATCGTCCACAGTTTGGATGATGCCCGTCGGATTACGCTCGGCGTCGAGGGCACCAAAGCGACCTACAAGCATGGGGATTTCAGACTGCAGAATGCGACCAATGCTGGTGCTTCCCGTCTTGCTGCCACTCTTCAGGTCCGCAAGGGACTGGCTGAATACCCCCGACTTCGTCGCATACTCAAGGGCGGACTGCAGCTCCTTTGCCTGCGTCCCCGGGATTTTGCGCGCCAAGGCGGCGTAGCCCGCGCCCTGATAGGCGAGCTTGCGCACTTTCGCAAGGGCCGCAAGAGTGTCTTGCACACGGCCGCGCAGAACGCTTTGGGCGTTCAGTGTGGCGCGGGCCGCGTCTGCCTCGACTTTGGCAGCCGCCGCGTTCTTGGCCTCAATCTGCTGTGCGCGGGCATTGGCCAAGCGCTGCTGGCCGGGAAGAAGCGCCTCTGCGCGTGCCTCGCGCCTCTGCGTGGAATTGACTTGGCCTACTTCTTTGGCGTGGCTTTCGGCGTCCGGTCCGCTGAAGTTACTTGGGTCGATCTTGATGGTCGTACTCATTTACCGGCCCCCTCGACAACGGGTCTAAACTCGTCACCGTAACGTTCGTATGTAGTCGTTGAGCCGTCCGGGTTCGTTTGCCGCCAATAGCCGTCTTGCCATTGTACGACTTTGAAACGTGTCTTCGGGTCATAATACACATTTTCAGTCGGGCGCGGGTTGTTCCGATCCACAAAGAGACCCGTTTTTGGGTTTATCGTGGTATGCGGCGCGCTCGCCCGAGCCAGCACCGTACCCTGCGCCGCCAACGCCTCGCGGCGGGCCTTGAACTGCGCCCTCTGCGCCGCATCCAAGTCGTTCGCGTAAGTCTGGTTGAGGGCCAGCAAGGCGTCCGCGCGCTGCTGCTCCGCCTCGCGATTGGCCTTCTGGAAGTCCGCCATCGTCATGCCCACGTTGTGCATGACGCCGCCCAAGCTGGGGCGGAGCATGGGCGTGCCGATGGCGGCGGCGAGGGCGAAGAGCTGCTCCGACTGCGTCGGGCCAAGGCGGCGCTTGAGGATGGCGTCCCTCGTCTCCTCGTAGTGCTTCGTGCGGTCGGCCGGGTACTTCGCGCCGTAGTCCGTCTCTTCCTTCGTCAGGTTCGACATGGCCTTGGACCACTCGGGCACGCTGGTGACGGGTCCGGGAAGCGCGCCCGTCTGGTCCTGATCAGGAGTATCGTCCTCGGGGTCCACGGTGCTCGGTCCTTGTGTCTGCGGCGGGGTTCCGGCGTAGCCCCCGGTGGAGAGGGGCCCACTATACTTCGGCGGCGGCAACCCATCAACGAATACGTTGTTGGCGTTGCGGAACGCCTCCATCTCGGGCGGCAGCGCGCTGGGGAAGTTATCCGCCACCAGCCGCATCCATTCGTCTTGGGTGTAGTGGGGCATCAGAGGCCCGTCCATCCATTCTCCTTGGCCCACTTATAGGCTGCCGCCGCAGTGGTAAGGGTGCTGCTGATATCCTGCGCCGTGCTGGTCGTGGGCACTGGCGAGACAGGCTCGATGCCCTCCGTAGAGGTGCGCGTGGGCATGGCCGGGTAGACGCCCTTGAGCGTGGCCAAGGCGTTGGTGATCTGCTCCTGCGGATAGCCCTTCTCGGCCATCCAGTCGGACAGGGCCACGTCGAGGTTTTCCTTGTTCTTGGCCATCTCGGCGTTGCCCACGCCCGTGACGGCATTCGCGCCCGCGAGGCCCAGTTCCTGCCCCTTGGCGGCCAGATCGGCCATGTTGCTGCCTGCAGCGAGGCGGTCGCGCATCTCCGTGCTGGCCGCGTTGGCCACGTTGGCACCGATGTTGCCCATGCGGTTGAGGTCGTTGGCCGCCGCGCTGAGCGCGCCGCTGTAGCCGCTGTTGAGGGCCTCGTACTGCTTGCCGAGGATGTCTGCGTTGGTGTCGCGCACGGCGCGCGCCGTGTCCGTGAGCATGCCCGAAGGTGCGCCAGACAGGCCGCCGCCGCGCGTGGCACCGCCAAGCTGCCCCGCGCCGATGTAGCGCCCCTCGATGCCGGGCATGATGTTCTCGGACAGGTTACGCCCGCCCAGCTCGGCGATGCGATTGACCACGTTCTCCGTGTAGGGGTTCATATACGCGCCGATATTCGACACGGAGCTGCGCGCAGCGTTCTGGAAGTACGGGTTCGAAGCCGACAGCGCGCCCGGTCCGGCGGCGGCCGAGTTGACGGTGTTCACGGCCGCATTGAGGCCGGGCTGGTAGGCCGTGGCGGCGTTTTTGGTCATGGCCTGACCCAGCAGGCCCGTCTCAGTGAAACCCGCCACGCGAGGCATGGGCGGCGCCTGATACGGCGTGTTCATCACGCCGAGTTGGTTTGCGAATATCTGGTAGCCACCATTGGTGTACAGATCGGGCAGCACTGTCTCGCTGACGGTAGACCTGACACCCGTATTAGGGGGAAGGTTGCCGCCGTTGGTCAGGAAATCGGAGTTTGACATTACGTGCGGCCCCCTGCCAGATAAGCCTCCGGCCTCTTTGCTTTAACACTGAACTCGCCACGGGCCAAGTTGCGGCCCTTCTGCTTGCGCAAGTTCACGCGGAACTGGTCGAGCTTCTGCGCGCCCGCCTTCGTCGATCCGTCGCCGAGGAGGGCCACCGTCTCGGCGTCCATGACGTACTCGCCGTCGGACAGGCGGGCGGGGATGCTGTCGCTGCGTCCCGTGCCCGGGCCCCGGACGGCAAAGTCTCCGCCGCGCGCCATGCCGGGCGTCTTGCCGGGCTTGGGCGTGTAGCCCGGGGCGGACGTGTTGAAGAAGCTCTGCCCGGGATGGTAGCCGTACTCGTACCAGTTCTGCTCCGGCACGGGCCGCGCGGACATGCTCGACACACCGCCCGGTAGCGAAGCCTCGGGCAGCTTGGCCGAGAAGATCGGGTTGCCCGTGCCGGTGCCGAAGTACTTGCCCGCGTTGCCGCCGCCCGAGCCGCCACCGAAGAGGCTGCCTAGCGTGCCGGAGGCGAGACCCGCCAGCCGGAGATAGTCAAAGAACTTGTCGAGGGCGGTCTTGGTCGGGCCGGTGTTCGTAGGTAGCTGCGGCACATCGGCAGGCGGAATATTGATGGGCGGTATCGTGATCGGCGGAATGGTGTCCGGCACTGCAGTCACGGGTGCCTTGACCTCGATAGGGTTCGTATCGACCGTGCTGTTAGGATCGTTGGTCGGGCCACTGTTCGTGGGAACCTGCGGCACCTCTGCAGGCGGGATATTGATGGGCGGTATCGTGATAGGCGGAATGGTGTTCGGCACCGCAGTCACGGGTGGCTTGGTGGCGCTCACCTCAATAGGGTTCGTATCGACGGTACTCGTCCCAGTCGAGGCTCCGCTACCAGCCCCGGTTCCGGCACCCGCGCTTCCGCCGACCCCAGATGCGAGTGCGCCAGCTCCTGCAACTCCTGCAAGCGCGGCTGCCTGTGCCGCCGTGATGCCACCAGTCCCGACAATACCCGGAACAACAATCTCACCACCGAGAGTACCGAGTGCGCCCGCGCCAGCGCCCACGCCAGCGCCCGCGCCAGCACCCACGCCAGCAGCCGCGCCAGCACCCGCGCCAGCACCCGCGCCAGCACCCGCGCCAGCACCCGCGCCAGCACCCGCGCCAGCACCCGCGCCAGCACCCGCGCCAGCACCCGCGCCGACACCAGTAAGGGCACCCGCGCTCATGGCTGCCGCCGCAGCGCCCAATATGTACGCCATCGTGTTGTCTGCTGGGCTATGCGAATACACCTGATTGCTCAGGTCTGTGGGCGACGTTCCCGGCGTAGAGTACAGACTTTGGTTGCTATACAGCTTCCAACCAGAGGCACCCTTTTTGTCCGAGGCAGAGACTAGGTCGCGCATCTGCTCGGGGGTGCTGGCCGTCGCGATGACATTGCCGTTGAAATCGGTCAGCGTGTATACTTCACCCGGCCGCAGCACCACGGGCAGATTTTTGGAAGGACCGGACGAGCCGAGATTTTTCACTCCCGTGCTGAAACGGAAGACCATATTCGGATCGTACGCAGGGCCCGTGCCGGGGGCGCTGTAGCCGATACCGCCCGGATACTGTGCAGCGAGGTCCGAGCCCACGGCGTTTTTGACCGCCGGGGTGTACGCGTCCATGGCCGCCTGCTCCAGTGGGGAAACCATCAGCCTTGTCCTTCGAGCATCGGGTACGCGCGCATGGCCCACTCTCGCCAATCAGTGAACTGAAACGGGTCTGGTGGCCTGCGCTGCGCAAAGGGCTGCGCGCGTACAAAGGCTGCGGCCCACGACTGCCAGTCGCTCTCGTTGAGCAGGCGGCCGAAGGACCAAGCGTCACCGTTGGACAGTATAACCGCATCCGCCCACTGAAGCAATGTCATGCCGCGCGGGTCGATCATCCGATTATCGTGCCGTCACCCGGCTGCACGTGCGCGAGGATGAGGCCCATCTGGTAGTCCCCGCCGACCGTGTTGCTGGCGAAGCGGAAGCGAAGCTCGCGGCGCTGCTCCTTGAAGTAGACGACCTGCTCCTGCGGCGTCTGCGGCGTCTCGACGATGACCTTGGGCTCGCTGTTGACCTCCGGCGAGCGGGCGTTGGCGCGGCCGTGAACCTCCACCGTCATGTCACCGCTCTGTACGAAGTCGGGCTCGATGATGAGCACCTGCAGGGCGCGGTTGGTCTGGCTCTGCACGGGCAGGCTCAAGTCGCCGGTCTCGAAGTAAGACAGGATCGGGTTGACGTTCAGCCCGTCGATCTCGTCCGTGCCGATCTCGTGGACCCACATGCGGTACTGCGGGTCGTTGCTCTGCTCGGTGATGCGGATGATGGGGTCCGTGTCCGTGCTGGCCTCCGTGACGCGCGTGTCGCCCGCCTCGGAGATGCGCTGCACCTCGGGCTGGAAGGAGGGGACGACGCCCGTCATCATCGGCTTGCGGAAAATCGCCGGGGACAGGCCCGCCGCCCGGCCGCCGTTGGGCAGCTCGGTGTCGTACCACACGTTCTCGCGCACGTTGTAGATCACGGCGTGGTTCGGCTCGGTGCTGTCGCCCATGGGGAAGCACCACCAGATTTCCCCGAAGCGCGGCACCTTCATGGCGAACACCTTCTGGCGCTGCGCATAGTTCAGGTTGTCAAAGAAGAAGTTCAGGTTGAGGTTGTTCTCGATCTCGCGCACGACGCCGTTGAAGGACAGGAAGCGGTCCGTGCCGATCCAGTAGAAGATGCCGTCGTACTCGATCACGGACTGCGCCGACAGGATCGACGATTGGGCCGAGATGGTGTCAAACTGGAACGTCGGCGTGCCGCCCACGTAGGTCATGCGCAGCAGGCTATCGGCCGACCAGAGCAGACCCGAGGGGCTGTTGCCCGGGCCGCCGCGCAGGGGCATGCCGCGCACGATCTTCTGCCCCGTGACGTACGCATTGCCCGCCCCCGAGCCAGTGAAGTCTGTCGGGTTGCCCGGCACCGACCACATGACGAAGCCGTCATTGCCGAAGGCCACCGTGTAGGGATGGAGCGTCACGACGCCGCCCGTGACGCTGTACGGCGAGGGTAGGTTGGTGATCTCGGTGAGGGGCGCCGTGCCGAAGGCGTCGCCGTAGAAGAGCTGCCCGCCCTCGCTGTTGCAGATGCAGTTGAGGTTAGGAGCCACCTGCGCGATGAGCTGCAGGCCGCTGCCGCCCGCCGTGTCCACGTCGAACTGCCACAGGTTGGCGCTGCTCTGGATCAGGCTGTCCGGCGTGCGGTCGCTGATGATGCTGGTGTTCAGGCTGCCGTCGATGAAGAACCGCTCCAGCCGGTCGGCCGACCCGGCGTGGACGTAGGTGAGCAGGTCGAGGGTGTACTCATGCAGCGTGCGCGCCACGCTCTGCAGATACTTGTTGACGGAGCGGTATCCGCCCATTTTGCGAGGCAGGCCGCGCTGGAAGCGGACCCACTGGCCGTCCACGTACTGGTCACCCTCAAACCGCGTGCCGTCCCGCTTGATGCCGGGCAGCGACCTGATCTGGATGATTTCCTCGGCCACAGCCGCTTCCTTACGCCGTGACGGCCTTGACGACCGCGAAGTTGAAAACAGGCTGCTCCGTCGTCGTGCCGCCCGTGGTGGCGAAGGTGACGCGGAAGCTGCCAGCAGCCACAGCCGTCACGAAAATCTGGTACAAGTCGGTCCCGCTCTTTTGGCATACGCGGATCACGTCGGTGGCGTCCACCGCGCTGTTCGTCACCGTGAAGCTCTGCCACGCCGTGCTGCCTGCGGCAGAGACGAGTGTAATCGCGCCGTTCGTGGTGTTGAGCGTGACGCCCGTCGTGCGGCTCGTGGCCTGCGTCACCGCGCCGCCCGAGCCCGTGCCGTAGCCGAGGCCGCCCGTGCCTTTCACCAGTGCGCTGCCGCTGCCAGACAGGGTCACGCTGCCGCCCAGCATGTTGAAGTCGCCAGTGTTCGTTATCTGCGCCCGGGCGACAAGCCCCGAGGTGGTCTGGCCGGTGGGTGAGGTCCAGAACGACAGGATCATGCCGCTCTTGGCGTCGGAGTTGTAGGTCTCGGCCGCCTCGGCGGTGATAGCTGCCCCGTACTTGGGGTTCGTGGTCGTGAAGTCCACGTCCGTCGAGCCAAACTTGATGGCCGGGGCGTACTTCAGCGACGGGACGGACATGCCGTTCGCCAGCAGCTCCAGACCCGCGCCCGAGCCGTCAAACGCGCCGCTGCCGTTTCCGGTGTTGGCGACGCGGATCGTGGCTGTGGTAGCGGAGCCGGATACCTGCAGCAGCGTCGCGGGAGAGGCCGTGCCGACGCCCAAACTAGTCAACGCCGTCAGCGACGTGATGTCGGTATTGGCTCCCGAGGCCGCCGCGCCGATGGTGGCGCGCACGGACGCCCCCGTGGTCGCCGTGACGATGGGATCGGCAAAAGTCGAGATGCCGATGTTCAGCCGCGCGCCCGAGGCGGTGGTTGCGCCCGTGCCGCCCTGCGATAGGGCGATGGGCGTGGTGAGGCTCGTCGGGTCGGAGGCGAGGATGATGTTGGAGCCGTCGCAGTAGTAGATGCCCTTGGCACCCTGCTGCACCTGCGTCGGCGTTCCGCCCGCGATCTGCACGAAGAAGTTGAACGAGCCCGTCGTGGCGTTGGTGATCCAGTACTGCTGCACCGTGGCGGGCACGATGATGTACACATCACTCGTGAGCGTACCGACGAACTTGTAGGCGATGCGGTTGAGCTGCGAGCCGGTCAGCGAGTAGTTGCCTCCGGTTACGCTGATGGACGTGTAGTCGAAGGCGAAGACCGCATCCTGCCCGAAACCGACGCTGTACCAGCGCACGCCGTCCGTGATGAGGGTGGCGCTGTCGCCGGGGCGGAAGGCGAGAGAGGTCGCGCCGTTGATGCGCTCCGTGCCATCAGGATCGACGGTTAGATCGCCGTAACCGGAGTTGCGCACAATGGCGAAGTAGTTGTTGCCCACGGTGGCGGCGGCGGGAAGGTTGAGCGTGCCCGCGCCCGAGCCTGTCCAGACGAAGGCGGCCGCCCGGTTGGACGAGGACAGCGTCAGGCCCGACGTGGAAAAGTTGGTGACGGGCGTGGACTGCGCGAGAGTGGAGCCGTCTACCGTGAGGCCAGAACCAGCCAGCGACGAGGGCTGCACGGTCGCCGTGGATGCGCCGTAGCGGAACACGCGCCACGTGCCCGCCGCCGTGGCCGTGTCGGCGAGATACACCTGCCACTGCGTGCCCGCAGCCACCGTGGCCACCGTGGCGCCCGAAAAGTCCTTGACGTAGAAACTGTACGAGCCGCTCAGATTGTTGAACAGGATCGTCTGGCCCGCGCCGGTCTGCGTCGCGTCGGGCAGAATGACACTGCGGCCCGAGGCCGTGGGCGTCACGTCGATGATGCGCGCGGCCGGGTCAGCCGTGCCGGAGCTTTCGAGGGGCCACTCCAGCGGGTTGTCCGCGCTCAGGGACAGGGCCAGATAAGACACGTCCGATGGGTAGATGGTGGTGCCGCCAAATACGTTGGTGTAGGCCACGGATTAAACCTCCTTGCGGCTAGATGAGCGGTCGAAGATTTTGCCCATGTCCTCCCCGCCGATCATGGCAGCGGCGCGGTCGTAGAAGCTCTGCCACGTGCCGAT